TTGAGTCTATGCAAGACGGCTATTTGTATAGCAACATCTTGTTGAAACTATATTTGAGAAGTTTAAAGCGTGACGGTAAATTGATGTTTAACGACACAATCCCATACAGTGCTGAGGTTTTAGCTACAGTTACACGTCACAGCGTCGGAACAATCGAGAAAGCTATGGATGTCTTCCAAAAGCTCGGACTAGTCGAGGTAATGGATGACGGAGCTATATATATGTTACAAATTCAGGAATATATAGGCAAAAGCTCTACTGAAGCTGAACGAAAGAAGCGTTATCGAGATAGAATCAAGCTCGAAAAACGTGAGAAAAATGAGGCTTTGGAAAATTTGGGACATTTGTCCACCAAAGAATCGGGACATTTGTCCGGACATTCGTCCACCAGAGATAGAGATAGAAATAGAGATAGAGATAGAAATAGAGATAAAAATAAAATAGATATAAAGACAGAAGTAGAAGTAGAAGAGAGAAATGGACAGATGTCTTCTGCTGCTGCTGATAAATCTAATTTAAATATCTTTGAGCACTATCAAGAAAGAATCGGTCTACTAGATGGATTCCAACTTCAAAAATTAGAAGAGTATCAAGTTATCGATGGACTTGAACCTGAATTAATCAAGACAGCTATTGATAAAGCTGCTGACAATTCCAAACGTTCTTTTGGATATGTTAACTCTATCTTGAAATCATGGTCACAAAATGGAATCAAGACAGTAGCTCAACAACAAGAGGAACAGAATAACTACTTTTCTAATAAGCCAAACAGCGATAAACCTAAGTTTGGTCCAGCTTGTAGCAAATACTAAAGGGGTTGACTATGAGTTTAGAGCAAACAGCGAAACAGATGCGACAGCTGTATATGACAACTAGCGATGTATACTGCGACAAGCATAATCGAAACTATGTCACAATTAAGTTTCCTAACTCACAGCCTTACACAGTTTGCGAACTGTGTCATCGTGAGGAGCAAGAACGAATGAATTCTATCAAAGCGCAAGAACAGTATGAGCGTGAGCAAGAACAAAAACGCTTATACTTTCTAAAAGATTTTAGTCTTCTTGATGACGATTTAAAAAGTGCCACTTTTGAGAATTATAAGGCATTAACCAGAGAGCAGAAAGAAGACCTTAAAAACGTTAGAAGTCAGCTTAAAGGTTATCTTGACGGTCAAGAATACAATATCGTTCTAATCGGTAACACTGGAGTAGGTAAGAGCCATCTTGCTTACTCATCTCTTAAAGCATTGTCGGATCACACGAAAAAGATGGGGCTATTCATCAACGTAGTTGATCTATTAGCAAAAATCAAAGAAGATTTCAGCCTTGAAGCTGAATACATTAGAAGAATTTCTGAAGCTGAATGGCTAGTGCTCGATGATCTCGGAACTGAAAAAGTGACAGAGTGGTCTAACGGTATCTTATACAGCATTTTGAACAAGAGAACTAAGACTATAATCACAACAAACTTAAGTCCACAGGACATTTTGGGCACTTACGGAAAGCGTGTCTATTCAAGGATTTTCAATAAGACAGGACTTGGAACTACAAATGAACACGTTTATCAATTTAAAACACAGCAAGACAAGAGGATGATGCTATGACAGAAACAGAAGTTAAACTAAAGCTCTTTGAGGACTACGAGAGCATTCATGGTCTTGTAGTATCAGAAGGGCACAAACAGAAAATGATGGATGAATTGGACTTATATTCGTTTATTGCGAAAATCAACGAATATATGTATTTTGCTAAGAAATCAACGCAAGTTTTTAGCCAACGCTAGAAACCCCTCTAAAATCGATTTTAAGGCGTATGTTTTGTTAGGTAGTATAAATAGACTAGGACACCGTTAAAATTGCACTACACCTCATTAAATTGATAATTAGGAGGATAGAAAGGGAGATAAAATGGAAGAAATGACGTTTACTGAATTGCAACAAAAAATGCAGCTTGAAAAAAAGAAAGAAGGGTCTGCAAAGTACGCTTCAAGGCACGTTGAAGATATTTACAACGTATTTAAAAGTTTGAAATCAAATTGGAATGTTGTAGTCAACTATGAACTAGTCGAATTTTCTGGAAAGACTTTTATCAAGGCGATCGCAATAGCATCTAACAAAGATGAAAAAGTGCAAGCACAAGCGTTTGCAGAGTTGTCTCCTGTGCCGATTTTGAAAACGCGCAACGGAGAATTAAAGCAGATGAACGAACCTCAGTGGGTAGGAGCCGTACAATCCTACGCTGGTAAGTACGCACTACAAGCACTTTTCGCAATCGGCGAAGAAGATGTTGACCACTATGAAGTTGCGGAGGAGAGTTTAAGACCAAATCAACCACGCAACCCTCAATCCCAAAAAAATAAGCAGTCTAACTTCATTAGTAACGAAAAGCATGACCTTATCGAGAAACAAATCAATGAATTAGCTCTAATTACTGGGAAATCAGCCGAAACGGTAGCTAATTACTATTTGAAAAAATACAAACTTAATGATTTTCATGAGTTGTTAGTGTCTGGATTCGATGTGGTAACTAACGACATCCAAACACAAATAGACAGCAGAAAGGGTAGCTAGACATGAAAGATGTAACAAACAATTATTTAGAAACTATAGAACCAGTTTATACGCCCGGAACCATAAACTTCGATTTTGAAGCGTTTGATAAAGCTATTCAAGCAGCAGTTAGTGAGTTATCAGACGAAAAACTAGACCAGATTGAATATAACGATATTAAGAAGGAATTTACACGTTTCAACAGTCTCTTGACAAAACTTGATGACAAGCGAAAAGGTATTTCAAAAGTATACAAGAATCCTCTTAATGAGTTTGAATCTAATTTCAAGTTATCTAAAGAGCCACTCAAAGAACTTATTGACAAATTGCGTGCCAAACGAGACGAGATTGACGAACATCATAGAATGTTACGAGTTGACCACGTTAGATCAGTATTTGAAGAAAAGTGCAAGCTAGCAGGGATAGACAAGGACACATTCAAGGAGAAGTATGATGGCTATTCTTTGAAAAAATATTTCAAAGACAGGAAGATTGAACTCAAAACAGAAACCATCGAAGAAATTGATGCACTCGTTTTGGCTGAGTATGACCGACTCGAAGAATACAAAGCAAATATCGACATGATTGAGGAACAAGCTCATGAGTATGAGCTACCAGCCGCACCATACAGCAGAGCATTGCAAAATGGCACACCGTTGGTTGAAATTTTGAGACAGATGAAAAAAGACCACGATAGAGCCATCGAGGTCAAGAGACAAGCAGATGCTAAGAAACAAGCAGAGGCAGAACGCCTAGCAGAAATTGAAGCAATGGCTAAGCAATCAGCTAGCGAGGAAATAAAAGCAGTCAACGCTGAGACAGGCGAGATTATCGAAGAATCAAAACCAATCGAAGAAGCAACAATCAACTCTAACGAACCATACAAAGTTAACATATCACTAACTTTCCACGGAGGAGAGAAACAATGGCATCAATTTGCTAAGTTGCTGGAAGATAACTTTATAAACTATGAAATTTTAGGAGAAAAATTATGTTAAATTCAGTATGCCTTGTTGGGCGCCTAACCCGTGACCCAGAACTTAAATACACACAAAGCAATATCGCAGTCGCATCTTTTAGCCTTGCGGTTAACCGTAATTTTAAAGACGCTAACGGAGAACGTGAAACAGACTTTATCAATTGCGTTATCTGGCGCCAGCAAGCTGAAAATTTGGCTAATTGGGCTAAAAAAGGCGCATTGATTGGAATTACTGGACGCATCCAGACACGTAGCTATGAAAACCAACAGGGTCAACGAGTGTATGTAACAGAGGTTGTCGCTGAAAATTTTCAAATGCTAGAAAGTCGTGCAGCTCGTGAAGGTGGAAATACTAATGGTGGTTATAATCAACAAAAACAGCAAGTGCCAAACTTCGCAAGAGAGAGCACACCATACCATAATAGCAATCCTATAGATATCAGTAGTGATGATTTGCCGTTTTAAGGTGAAACTATGAAGATGATTTTAAATATAGATCCCAAACCTCAAACGAGACCACGTTTCAGTAAGTTTGGGACTTATGAAGACCATAAAATGAAAGCGTGGAGACGCGAATGTTCACAGCTCATTGAGCAAGAATATGACGGACAATTCTTTGACGGACCGATAATGGTTGATGTCACATTTTACATGAAAGCTCCTTTGAGAGTATCAAAAAAGCCCACGCAAAAAGCTAGAGCTAAAACGTGGGACAGATTCAAGAAATTCATGGATGAAAGGCTTTGGCATATCAGAAAGCCAGACATCGACAACTTAATCAAAGCACTATTTGATAGCATATCGAACGCAGGATATAACAAAGTGGACAAAAAAGGTATAGTTTGGACGGATGATAGTATTGTTTGCAAATTGAGCGCACAGAAACGATATAGTGAAAATCCACGTATTGAATTTGAAATCAAGGAACTAGAATGAGAAGCAAATATAAAGATAGGTTAGTCGGTATATATGCTCCGAGCAGTCATGGGCACACAAGCGTATTAGGTCAAACACAAGAGTTTTCGAAGTGGTTTTGGGAGAACAGTAAAGACATAGACTTAATCAGCGATAAGTTAGGAATTAGCACAAATAAACTCAACAGAATACTGACGCTAGAGCAGTTACCAGATGAGGAATTACTAAAGGATATGGTAGAACTAGCGAAAACGCAAGGAGATTAGTAGAGTTATGAAATATAAAATTATCGTCTATTACGACAATATGGAAGATGAAGTAGAAATTTATGACAACAAGGACGAAGCTATCAAAAGACTGCATCATTTGAGAGGTGTTAAATATCGAAATTTACGATTGTATAAAGTGGAGATGGAAGAGGTAAAATAAATGGACTTAAGAGAATGTTTTTGGAAGGGAGTAGCTATTTTTTATGCTTTAGTAATTTTTGCTACTGTAGGTGTTACTATATTTGGTTATGGTTATGTGATATTCATGATAATAATGGAGTGGATTAATGGAATTAGTAATTAGGTTTTGGATGGTAGTAAAACTTAAAAATGTCGATTAAGGAGAACTAGAATGAATAGAGATAAAGCAATAAAGAAGATTGCAAGAGAAGGGTATATATCAATAGAACACGCTGAGGAATTATATGATTCAATCATTAATAAGCCAGCAGTGCCACAATACGTAGCGGATTGGTATGAGGACAATAAGGACAATTTAAACGAAGCTATTTGGGAATATTGGGTAAATTGGGACGACGCAAATTGGGATGATTTCTACCGCTGGATGTCCCAGCCTGATGAAAATGGGGTTATCACTACTCTCGTCAACATGCACCAGTTTGGCTACGAGGTTGAGAAAGAAAAACGATATACAGTGAGAATCAGAAACTTAGATGATGAAGAAACTTATTTGAATTATGATAATTTCAGAGAAACTTGGGTGTTTTACAGCCGCGACAATACAGACCGTTTTAGAACAACACACACCAAAAAAGAGCTAGAAGAAGGTGGATTTGGATGGGTATTTGATTGCGAAGGCGTTGAAGTGATAGAGGTTGATAGATGAATAGACTTAAAGAATTAAGAGAATTACGGAAAATGACAAGAGTTGAGTTAGCCGAAAAAATTGGGGTTACAAAATTAACCATTCTTAATTGGGAACATGGCACCCATGAAATCAAAGGAAGTAACGCTAAGAAGTTAGCTGACCATTTCGGTGTATCAATCCCATACTTGCTAGGTTACGATACCGATAACACATTCTCAGACCTAGTTGCCAAGATTAACGAGTGGGCAGACGAACGCAACTTAAAGCAAGCTGACCCTAAGATTCAGTGGATGCGTATCACTGAGGAGGTCGGAGAGATTCGTGATATACTCTTGAAACCGACTAAATTCAATGACCCACAAATAGCACTTAAAGATGCAATTGGAGACACACTAGTAACGATTATCGTGTTGGCACATCAATTAGACCTTGATGTCAATGAGTGTTTAAATATTGCATATGAAGAGATTAAAAACCGAAAAGGTAAGATGATAAATGGAACATTTGTTAAGGAGGAAGACCTTTGAAATTCATTGACTTATTCGCTGGCATTGGCGGTTTTCGTCTTGGAATGGAAAGTGCAGGACATGAATGTGTAGGTTTTTGTGAAATAGATAAATTCGCTAGAGCAAGTTATAAAGCAATCCATAACACTGAAGGAGAAATAGAATTACATGACATTACACAAGTCACAGATGACGAAATCAGAGAAATCGGACACGTTGACGCAATTTGCGGAGGATTTCCGTGCCAAGCTTTCAGCATTGCTGGACATCGAAGAGGATTCGAAGATACTAGAGGAACTCTCTTCTTTGAAATCGCAAGATTCGCCGCTATACTCAAACCTAAGTATCTATTCCTTGAAAACGTCAAAGGACTCCTTAACCACGACAAAGGAAATACCTTTGAGGTCATCCTCTCAGCGTTGGATGAACTCGGGTATGATGTGGAATGGCAAGTGCTTAACAGCAAAGATTTCGGAGTACCACAAAACAGGGAACGTTTGTTCATTATTGGACATCTTAGAGGAGAACGTGGACGAAAAGTTTTTCCTATCACAGGAAATGACACAAAGGTTAATAACAAACGCACAAAAATAGTTGTTGTAAACAAAGAAAATGGAATGCCTCGTGAAACTAATCGTGTTTATTCTTCACAAGGGCTAAGCCCAACTTTAAATACGATGCAAGGAGGAGGACGAGAACCTAAGATTGCAATACCAGTTTTAACTCCTGATCGAGCAGAAAAAAGGCAAATTGGTAAACAGGCCGCTCAAACTTTAGATACTTCTTGTAATCAAGCGACTATTACAAAAGACATGAGAATACGAAAGCTCACACCTCGTGAATGTTGGCGACTGCAAGGATTCCCTGATTGGGCTTTTGATAAAGCACAAGAGGTCAACTCTAACAGTCAGCTATACAAACAAGCAGGGAACAGCGTTACTGTCAATGTGATTAAAGAGATAGCGAGAAATTTATGAAACATAAGGATCTAACGATAGCCACAATTCTGCTACTGGTCTCGCTAGCGATTAACGTGACTACTGTTCTGCGAGTGGTTAATAGACCTATCGAGACCGTGGTGATCCACAAGGCAGATAATGCAGTGGAACTACACGGCAAGGTCACAGGCAAATCTATGGTAGGCAAGCTCTACACGCTTGATTGTGGGGCGTATGGTAAGTTTTTAGTGACTAAAGAGCAATACAATAGTGTTAATGTTGGGGATGATATCCCTAGTTATTTGAAAGGGAGAGGACGAGAACAATGAATAAACGACAACTAAAGAAACAGTATACCAGAGCTTTTAGCAAGGCCTATGATGAAAGCCTGAAATACAAACATTTTGAACGAAATATATCAATATCTACATTCACAAGTCCAAGAGGATTATCATTTATGTTTCTTACAATAAACAAAAGCGTAAATTTCACCCCTTGGACAGAAAATGATATGCCAGAAATCTCAATTGATGGGTACTGCGTTTATCAGAAGCAATTGAAAAAGTAGTAGAGGACGAGGAAAATGAAAAAAACAGGAATTATTTTAGGAGCGGTATTTGTAATAGTTGTATCTCCGTTCGTTATTAAGTACGGATGGAATGAAATTATCACAACAATCATTCCAGTTGGTAAAATTACAGTTTGGCAAGCATTTGGGATGGATGCACTACTATCTTTCATCTGGCCTGTGTTTTCTAACGAAAAAGCATCTGAAGAGGTTTGGTCCTACATTGTAAAAAGCAGCGTTTCAAGAATCATTACAAGTGTATTTTTGATATGGTTAGCTAGTCTATTTATTTAAAGAGGTGTAGATATGAAACACTTTGAGTATGCTGGACTAACTAAGGAATTACATCAACGGTTAACACTTGAATTTGACGTATTGAGAGAAGAATATCCTAGATTGTTAACCAAGCACATCATGGAAACAAAACAGTGTGACCGCTTGCAGGCTAGAAAATATTTCCAAAGATTTGACAACGTAGCCAAAGAGAGATCTAAGATGTCGCCTGTGACGTTGAACGACATGAGAGAATATCTTACGGATGGGCTGGCAAACGACATAGAAGAGTATTTACTAGAGAATTACACTACTAGATGCATGAAAGGTCGACCAGATACCGACAAAGCTAACGCAGGACTTACAAGAGAGCTTTTCCTTCAATATCGCAAGGAAATACAAGCGTTAAGAGCAGCACACCCTAACAATATGGCGAACTATATCATGGAAGTAAAAGGGTGCTCAAATCAACAAGCTAAAACAATTTGCACAGCAATCAACACAGTATATACAGAGATTGGCGTTTTAACGCCTAGAAAAGTGATACAACTAGAAGGACTTCTTTCTAGAGAATTATTTGGAAAAATAGCTAAGTACGTCTTTAATAAGTATGAATGGCCAGAAAGCCTAGATAGTGAAGTTGATCGAATTTATTTAGAATATCGCACTAAAGGTGATATAGGTCGTGATAAAGAAAGTGTTAAACGTACACTATATAAAGCGATTGCTATGGGATTGTAGTGGTTCGAATCCACTATGAGTTGTTAATTCCAGTCAGTTTGGAGGTGATAACAGCGTAAAACCATCTATTTCGGTATATTCCCATCTTAATTCTTGTAGCGTGCGTGGGTTCGACTCCCTCGTTCGTTGTTAGTCTGTCGTGACTAGGTAACTTTTTTCGACACTCGTATCGCTGACAGACCGATACACAAACCCAGTAAATATTTTATAGAAATGAGGATCCAATACATACTTTTTGCTCTAGTCTTGCATTACTGGTAGCGAGACTGGAATTTAAGATAGAGGAGGTGATAAAAGGACCAAGAACAAACACTCTTATCTTTTCATGAAACCTCTTAATGTTTGTTTATTGGTTTAAAAAACAAAAAAAGACCGACACAATGGCCGGCACTCTTTGAAAGTCAACACTACTATTATACCAGAGAGGGCAGAACAATGCTATTGCCGGAAATTGATGAGAAAGCAACAATCAAACGTTGCAAGCGCAAACTTCGAGAATATCCACGTTGGCGAGAGATTGCACACGACGGAGCTGAGCAGAAAATAACACAGGAATTCACATTTATGCCACGGGGTGGTAGTGGAGTGAGTAGACCAGTGGAAAATATTGCAGTTAGGCGTGTTGATGCAATGAACGAGCTAGAAGCTATAGAGCAAGCAGTTAGCGGTCTATATCGTCCAGACTATCGCAGAATATTGATAGAAAAATATCTAGAGTTTCCACCCAAACCCAACTGGCAGATAGCTCAATCAATCGGCTTTGAACGCACTGCATTCCAAGAGCTTTTAAACAACTCTATCCTAGCTTTCGCAGAATTGTATCGTGATGGTCGGTTAATTGTGGAGCGTTGAAAAAAATGGTATTTTAGCGGAATTTTAACGGTCTCTATTAACTGTTTTAAGTGGTATTATTATATTATCGAAGAAGAAAGAAAAGACGGCTCATTTGTGGGTTGTCTTTTTTTGATCAAGTAATGAAGGAGGTGGACATATTGGGCTAAATCAACGACAGAAAATATTTGCGGATGAATACTTGATTTCTGGCATAGCTTACAATGCGGCTCTTAAAGCTGGATATTCTGAAAATTACTCTAAAACTAGAGCTCATAAATTGTTAGAAAATGACAGAATCAAGGCTTATATCGAAGAACGACTGAAAGAGCTTGAGAAGAAGAAAATAGCAAAACAAGACGAAGTTATGCAAGTCTTCACTTCGATTCTGAGGCAGGAACTCGTGGAAGAAGTCGTAGAGCTAAATGCCGCTACAGGTCAGTTTGTCAAGACTAAAAAACCCCCGTCCATCTCTGAGGTCATCAAGGCAGGAAGCGAACTCATGAAACGCTATCCAACAGCTAAGCAAGCTGAGAAACTAGAGCTTGAGATGAGAAAGCTAAGAGAACAGCTTGATAGCGGTATTGAAGGCACAATGAATCTCAACATTGTCAACAAGTGGGAGGATATCCCAGATGATAACGATTGATATTCAGAAAAACGTCAACCCACATTTTAAATCGGTTTGGCAGTCTAACAAACCTTACAACGTCTTAAAGGGAGGTCGTAACTCTTTCAAGTCCTCGGTCATCGCTCTTAAACTTGTCTATATGATGATTAAGTACATAGCAAAGGACGATAAGGCAAATGTGGTAGTTATTCGGAAAGTAGCTAACACAATCCGTGACAGCGTGTTTAATAAGATTCAATGGGCCATTAGTATGTTTGGACTAGAGAGTCAGTTTAGAGCTACTGTGAGCCCGTTTAAGATTGTTCACAAGCAAACAGGTTCGACATTCTATTTCTACGGACAGGACGATTTCCAGAAACTGAAATCAAATGACATCGGGAACATTATTGCTGTTTGGTATGAAGAAGCGGCTGAGTTTACCAGTGCTGAAGACTTCGACCAATCAAATGTCACCTTTATGCGGCAAAAACACGAGAACGCTCAATTTGTGCAATTTTTTTGGTCATACAACCCACCTCGAAACCCTTATAGCTGGATAAATGAGTGGTTTGAAGAAATCAAGACAAATGATAACTATCTAACGCATTCAAGTACTTATCTTGATGATGAATTAGGTTTCGTTACTGATCAAATGCTTGAAGATATAGAACGTATTAAGCAGAACGACTATGATTATTACCGTTATCTATATTTAGGTGAAGCGGTAGGGCTTGGTAATCAAGTGTATAACATGAGTACATTCCATGCTATCGATAGCTTACCGACAGACGATAGACTTATTGGTATATCTTTTGCAATGGACACAGGGCATCAACAATCAGCTACAGCTTGCTGTGCTTATGGACTAACTGCAAAGGGCAATGTGATTCTGTTAGATACGTTCTATTACAGCCCAGCTGGTCAAGTTGTTAAGAAGGCACCTAGCGAGCTAACTGTCATGGTTAGCAATTTCATTGATAAGGTACTTAATAAATACCGAGTTCCTAAACTACGCATGACCATCGATAGTGCAGAGGGCGCATTGAGGAATCAATATTTCAAAGATTTTGGCGAACGATGGCATCCAGTAGCTAAGAAGAAGAATCAGACCATGATAGACATGGTTACCAGTCTGTTAGCTGAGGGTCGATTCTACTACCTTGACATTCCAGCTAATAAGATATTCTACGAGGAGCATAAAATGTATCGATATGACGAGAAGACGATACATACAGACGATCCAAAAGTAATTAAAGAGGATGACCACTGTTGCGACTCTATGAAATATTTTGTCTTAGACAACGCTAGAGAACTAGATTTGAAAGCTTAAAGGAGCAACTAATGGGAATCATACAGACCATTAAGAACTTTATAAAAAGGAGCAATTACGTGATAACTAACCAAAGTTTAAACAGTATCACAGACCATCCAAAGATTGCTATCTCACCTGAAGAATACAACCGTATCATGGATAATCTCCGATATTTTGCTGGAGATTTCGACAGTGTAACTTACCGAGATAGTAACGGGTCACAAGTTAAGCGAGACTTCAACCACTTGCCTATTGGACGTACAGCTTCGAAGAAGGTTGCTAGTCTGGTATTTAATGAGCAAGCTACTATTCGAGTTGATAATGAAGTTGCCGACGCTTTTATCAATGAGACACTGAAAAATGACAAATTTAGCAAGAACTTTGAACGCTACTTAGAGTCATGTCTGGCTCTTGGTGGTCTTGCAATGCGTCCTTATATTGACGGTGATCAAATAAGAGTGTCGTTTGTGCAAGCAACGGTATTCTTTCCATTGCAAGCAAACACTCAAGACGTATCAAGTGCTGCCATTGTCACTAAATCGACAAAAACGGAAGGGCAGAAAGTAAAATACTACAGTCTGATTGAATTTCATGAGTGGAACAAAGAGACTTACACGATAAGTAATGAGCTTTATGAGTCTGAATCCAAAACCATTATCGGTCAACGTGTTCCTCTATCAACACTCTATGAAGATTTAGAAGAGACTGTTACCCTAAACGGACTTACAAGACCACTATTTACGTATTTGAAACCGCCTGGTATGAATAACAAGGACATTAACAGTCCTTTGGGCTTATCTATTTTCGACAACGCTAAGACTACTATGGACTTCATCAATACCACTTATGACGAATTCATGTGGGAAGTCAAGATGGGTCAGCGTAGGGTTGCAGTACCGACTCAAATGATTAAGACTGAGTATGATACAAACGGTGAGAAGGTCACAGTCAAACGTGAGTTTGAGACTGGTCACAATGTTTACGAACAATTCGATAGCGGTGATATGGATAAAGGAATCGGTATTACTGATCTTACGACAGATATCCGCTCAGACGATTACATTAAAGCCATTAACAAAGGACTCAGTCTATTTGAAATGCAACTAGGTGTGTCCACTGGAATGTTTAGCTTCGACGGTAAGAGCATGAAGACTGCTACTGAGGTAGTGTCAGAACAATCAGACACATATCAAATGCGGAACTCTATTGCTACTCTTGTTGAGAAGTCATTAAAAGAGCTTGTAATTTCAATCCTAGAGCTTGCTAAAGTCTACAATCTCTACACTGGTGAGATTCCAACAATGGATGAAGTTAGTGTTGATTTAGATGATGGTGTATTCACAGACCGAAATGCTGAGTTTGATTACTGGTCTAAGATGGTTGCCGCTGGGTTTGCTCCAAAAACGATGGCTATTGAAAAGACACTCAACGTAACAAAAGAACAAGCACAAGAGATTTACCAAAAAATCAATGATGAAACTATGGTAAGCACTGATAGTTTTAGGACAAGTGAAGAGGTTGACATCTACGGGGAGTGATAGGCTATGACTAAGAAAAAACCTATCAAATTAAACGACCAACAACTAACGCTTGACGCTAGTAGAGTAGCTGACATCTATCATCAACTAACCGTGGAATTATTCGACCAAGTAATTGATCGAGTGAGAGAACGTGGGACAGCAAGCCTTGAAGAAAATCCCTATCTTTGGCAACTCGAAAAAATGAGTGAGATGGGATTGCTCAACAATGCTAATATTAAGCTTATTGCAGAGTATTCTGGGATTGCTGAAGAACAATTGAGATACGTTATCGAGAACGAAGGATATAAGGTATATAAGGACACCAAGAGTCAACTGATAGAGGCTTTGGGAGGTAAAAACGACTTCATTACAAACAACCTTATTCAAACCAGTCTAGCAAACTACGTCAATCAAACGATGGGAGATATTGATAACCTTATTAATACTACTCTTCCAAAGAGTATCAGGAAAGTCTATCAAGGAATCGTTGAGGAGACTGTGGCTAAAGTTGTAACAGGTTTAGAAACACCTCAAAAAGCTATATCAACAACTGTTATCAAATGGGCTGATAAAGGCTTCTATGGTTTTACAGATAAGCAAGGCAAGCAGTGGAGAGCTGATACTTACGCAAGAACAGTCATTAACTCGACTTCTTGGCGTGTCTATCGTGAAGCAAGAACGGCACCAGCAAAAGAATTGGGAATTGATACATTCTATTACTCAATGAAGCCAGCGGCTCGTGAAATGTGTGCTCCTATCCAGCATAAAATTGTAACGTTTGGAAAGTCAAGGGTTGAAGAAGGAGAGAAGATTTATTCTCTTTTAGACTACGGATATGGGAGTGCTAGTGGATGCCTTGGTATTAACTGCCACCATACATTGACGCCATATATTGTAGGTGTTAACTACAAAACTGAACTTCCCGAACACCTCGACCACATAACACCAGAAGAGGCGATAGAGAACGCCAACGCTCAATCTAAACAGAGAGCTATAGAACGCTCTATCAGAAAGTCTAAAGAGCTTCTTCATGTTGCTAACAAGCTAGATGATGACGATCTAATAAGCAAATACAGAGAGCAAGTTAGAAAACAACAAGCAGCAATGAGAGACTATCTGAAACGACATCCATTCCTATATAGAGATTATTCGAAAGAGAGGTATTACGATGATCCATTCAATCAAGCTAAAGCAGAAATCGAAATGCGGAAGCGGAGAAAAAAGAAAGGTGATGATCCAAAATCTTGACTGATAGGAATTAGACTATCATGACCTGCCAAACGTCGTAAAACTGGGCAAATTAAGTCCACCGGACGTAAAACAAAGGAGTTTTAAACATGAGTTTGAAACGTGATATGTTAGTTGAAGCTGGTATTACAGATAAGAGTGTGATTGACAATATCATGCAAGCGTACGGTGCAGGTATTGAGAACGCTAAATCACAAGCTAAGTCTGAATTACAAGCTGAAAACGAAAGCCTTAAACAACAACTTGAGCAACAAAGCCAAGCACTCAATGACTTGCAAGCTAAGGAAGGAGCGAGCGAAGAACTCAAACAACAATTGACGGACTTACAAGCTAAATTCGACACTTACAAGTCAGAGTATGAAGCAAACCTTGCTAAAGTTACTAAATCAAATGCTATTCGTCTAGCTTTGAAAGACGTGAACGCTCACAATTCAGATGACCTTGCTAAATTCATCAATTTTGACGAAATTGAACTTGATGAAGCTGGTAAACCCAAACTAGACAAAGTCGTTGAAGAGTTGAAGACAACAAGCCCATATCTTTTCAAGCAAGAAGAACAAGCATCACAACCTAAAATCTTTGCCGGTGGGAATCCCACTGCTAGTCAGAGCGGACTTACCAAAGAAGATTTCAGACGTATGGGTATCAATGAGCGTCAAGCACTCTTTGATAAAGACCCAGAGTTATATCAAAAATTGAAAGGATAATTTTAAATGACAACAGGTATTACAACAACTGCACAGGTAATCAATCCGCAGGTAATGGCTGACATGGTTTCAGCTAAATTGCCTAAACTAATCAAATTCACACCTCTAGCATTCATCGACACTAATCTAGTAGGTCGTCCGGGTGATCAACTTACAGTTCCTCAATGGACATATTCAGGAGATGCTACAGATATCACTGAGGGAACTGCAATTCCAATTGACCAATTGGGAACTAAAGTGACACAGATGAAAATCAAACAAGCTGGTAAAGCTATTGAAATCACAGACAAAGCCGCCTTAGTCGGACATGGAAATGTCTATGGTGAAGCTACCAACCAGATTGCTTTGGCTATTGCTAACAAAGTTGACAATGACCTAGTTGAAGTTGCTAAAACTGCCACTCAAAACATTGCTGAAGCCCCTGTTTCAGTTGCAAATATCGATAAAGCCTTGTCAGTATTTGCAGACGAAGAAGATGCTCGCTATGTGGCTCTTATCAACCCTAAAGACGCTATCAAATTGCGTGCTGATGCTGGACAAAACTGGCTCAAAGGATCAGAAATTGGAGCTGAAGCTGTAGTGTCTGGCACTTTCGGTGAAGTTTCTGGTGTGCAAATCGTCCGCACTAAGAAAGTTGATGAAGGAAAAGGATTCCTTGTTAAAATTTCTTCACTTCAAACAGATACAGATGATGACGCCAAATATGGTGCATTCGTCATCGCTTTAAAACGTGATGTCATGATTGAAAACGACCGTGACATTTTGAAAAAGACAACTGTTTATTCAGGCGATGAATACTACGGTGTTTATCTCTACGACGACTCTAAAGTTGTTAAATTCGGAGGTGCTTAATGGGAATGCTAATGCGTCGTCATTACAGCGGCGATAAAGCATCACCCGATAATGACGTTCAAAAACAATCGTCTGAAACGCTAGAAGACAAGACTGTCGCTGATTTGCGTATTATCGCACAGCAACGTGGTCTCACTGGCTTTTCAACACTTACTAAAGCGGAGCTTTTAGACCTCCTAAAATGACGAAAGGAGGCGGTTGAATGACATATTTAACCAAAGAAGAATTTCTAAAACTTGGTTTCGAAGACGTAGAAGACTTTGAAAAACTATTAGCTAGAGCTAGTCTCACTATTGATTTATATTTAAAAAACTTCTACGATTTTAATGATTTTGAAACGGACTTTGACCAACGCAAGCAATCGGTCAAAAAAGCAGTAGCTTATCAAATTGCTTACTTAGATTCGAGCGGTGTGTTGACTGCTGAGGATAAGACGTCGTTGTCAAGCATGACTGTTGGACGTACTCATGTAAGCTATCAGAACGGTTCTAAATCGTCCCATGATGGAAAACGGTTCAATCTATCCCTTGACGCTCTAAACTGGCTGACATTAGCTGGATTTGGCTGTAAGGCGGTGGACTATGATAGATAAGCGTATGTTAGTTGATGCTGTCACTATCAAGAAGTTGACGGGAGAAACGGATGTTTGGGGAAAAGTAACATATGATGAGCCCACAACCCTAAAACCCGTTAGATTTGATAGACAGTTCAATGTTAGCGGGTCAACTAACAATCGTAACGAATCGAAGCCCAGTATTTTATTTGTCTATCCGAAATATTGTCCAGTGGTTCTTGACGAAAGCTTTGAAAACGGATTGATTAATGACGGAAAACGAGATTATAAGATTCGTTCCATTATTCCAGTTTATTATCCAAGACAAAATAAAGTGTTTTGCTATGAAATTGAGGTGATCTAATGGGAACTACAGTATCGGTTAAAGTTGACCTTCATGGTCTCGAAAAGAAATGCAGTCCCGAAGCGGTCAAACGTGGAAAAGTTGCTATGATTGGTCAAATGATTACTGATATGGAGCCATTCATCCCTCGTAGAGATGGAACTTTGAGTGCTAGCGGTTCACCTTTTAGCGATGGCATTAGATATCCGGGACCTTATGCAAGAGCTCAATTCTATGGATCAAGTTACAACAAAAATAGAAGCTTCGTTTTCAGGAATTATACTACGACCGGAACTGGTAAACGTTGGGACATGAAGGCATCTGCTAAATATTCTAAACAATGGGGCGAAGTCGCTTTAAGAGCTATGGGAGTTAAATAATGAACGACAACGATTTTTCAGAAGTTCTCGCAAACTTCATCAACACACTTGGACTACCGTTAAAATGCAAACTTGATTATCTTTCAGAAAACGAGAGTCTTTCAGTCTATCCATTGCCTGGTGGGAAGGTTGAAGACGAAGACATGGCTGGCACCCAGATTCTATCACTACCTTATGAGATAGCGATTAAATCAAAGGATCAGCAAAAACTAAATGCTATTCTTTGGAAAATTAACACAGAACTTTCCAAAATTGGATTCGAGTTACCAAGTTTAAACAATTCTTACACTTTTATATCCTTGACCGTCGAGACACCGAGCCTAAACGATGCCGACGAGCAGGGTTTTTATATTTACTTGCTTGATTTAAATGCAAGATTAGAAGTAGAAAGGAACTTTAATTAATGGCTAAATTTAAAAACGCTATTCGAAAACACTATATCGCACCTTACGACCCAGAGAATCCAGATAAAGTCCCAACAGACGACAAATATATGTGGATTGCTAAAGGTATCAAAGAGTCTGCTCCAGAAAACGAAACAGAAGACGATGATGTAGCATATTTTGATGGTGATGGCACTAAAGAAACGGTTATCACTTCAAAATCTCGCGGTCGCTCATTTGAAGGTCATCGTGACTATGATGATAAAGCTCAAAACTTTGTCGTTGACAAAGAAGACGCATTAGGTGATGACCTTATTGTTTGGTACAAAGAAGTAGCTGCAGATGGTAAGACTTACAAAGAAGGTCTTGCTCGACTTTCTGAAATTGAGGTTGGTGACGGTGAAGCTTCAGAGCTTGAAACTATTAAATTTCAAGTCAACTGGTCACGCACACCAGAGAAACACAAAGTCGCTCCATCAACTACTGTTCGTACAGTTGCATCTTCACCGGGAATCGGTGGATAATCACTAAATTAAATAAATTAAATAGAAAAGATAAGACAACTAAGAGGGTGGGGGTTTGCCCTTACCCTCTTTTTTTCGTAAAGGAGAACAAACATGGTAGTAATTAAAAAACGTAGCAATGTCATCCCCGTCGATTTCGGTGAGTTTAAACTTGAGTTTCCTGTATCTGATAGCAATATCAAACGTATGAAGGCAGTTGGTGAGGACTTGCAAGCCAAAGGGAAAGCGTTCCAAGAAACAAGCGATGAAGAAGCTCTTGGAGCGTTGAAAGCATTGGTAGAAGATGGCTTTAATCAAATATTTGACGATAAAGAAGCCTTTAATCAAGTCTATGCGTTTGCTGGCAATTCAACAATTAATGCTATGTTCTATCTGATTGAAGCCATCAAAGGCATTTCTGAGGAATTTGAAAACCAAAACTCAAAAGCTGCCCTCGATAAGTATTTGAATGATTGATTTATCACGAAAACTAACAGATAAGTTAGTTATTGATGATAAAGAGTACGCCCTTGACTTGTCCTTTGACAATATTTTGAAAATGTTTGAAATGATGCGGGATGATGATATTCCTGAATACATCAAACCTCATTTAGCTATTCGGATGCTGATTAGCAAAAGCCTAGTTGGTAACACTAGAGAGGAAAAATCAGAATCATTTAACAAAGCTTTTGAGAATTACTCAGTAGAAGAGATGTCAAAAGTGTTCAAATCAGTCTTTGAGGAGCATATCAGCTTATCCGATGTCGAGGACAATCATGTTGAGTATGACTTGGCTGGTAATCCTATGAAGACAACAGCAAGCAATGACACGAAGCAGAGAGCACCATATGACATCCGATATGATGGTGACTATATCTATTCGTCATTCTTACAAGCATACGGCATTGATCTATTCGATGCACAAGGTAAACTGCATTGGCGAAAATTCAACGCTCTACTGTCTGGGCTACCAGAGGGAACGAAGTTGATGGAAGTCATTAAAATTCGCAAATGGAAGCCACAAAAGGGCGACTCTTCAGAATACAAAGAGGAAATGCGTAGGCTTCAGAAAGATTATGCTCTCCCTAACGATGTTATCGAGGAAGAAGAAAATGAAGAAGAATTTTAGAAAGGAGGGATAATCTATGGCAGATGGTACAGTCACCATCAAGGCGTTATTTGATGGTAAAGACGCCGAAAGCGGTGCACAACGTATTAAGAGCTCGCTAGAAGGTTTAAAAGGTTCAGCTGGTAAGGTTGGTTCGGTGTTTAAGTCTGTACTCGGTGCTAACTTGGTCGGTAGTGCTATCATGGGAGGTATTAGTGCCCTTGGCAATGGCATGAAGTCAATGGTTGGTGAGTTGAATAATTCAGCTAAGGCATGGAAGACCTTTGAAGGCAACATGCAACAAATTAACATTCCAACCGACCAGATAAAGCAGGTTAAAAGCGAGTTGCAAGACTATGCAACAAAAACAGTCTATTCAGCTTCCGATATGGCTTCTACATACTCACAGCTAGCAGCTGTTGGGACAAAAAATACAACTGAGCTTGTTAAAGGTTTCGGGGGACTTGCGGCAGCAGCTGAAAACCCCCAACAAGCCATGAAGACCTTGAGTCAACAAGCAACACAGATGGCAGCTAAACCTAAGGTTCAATGGCAAGATTTCAAGCTAATGATGGAACAAACGCCTGCTGGGATTGCTGCAATTGCGAAAGAAATGGGCATGAGCACTGCTGAAATGGTGCAAGCTGTCCAAGATGGCAAGATTAAGACCGAGGATTTCTTTGATGCCATCGCAAAGGTCGGTAACAACGAAACTTTCAGCAAGATGGCGACAGAGTTCAAGACTGTTGACCAAGCAATCGATGGGATGAAAGAATCTCTAGCAAATAAGCTAATGCCTCAGTTTGAAAAACTCAATCAAATAGGTATAAAGGCAGTTGTTGGTCTTACCGACGCAATCGAAAGGATTGACATCAACGCCATTGCGGACAAGATTGGCAGTGGATTGTCTTCGCTTTGGAAAGGTTTCTCAAACACGGGAGCTTTAAAGAACCTTGGTGCGACCTTTAATTATATATCAAAATCAATCAAGCAACTATTTAGCAAGATTGATGGTAGCAAGATCATGCAGGGCATTGGCTCGGTGTTTGGCGATATTGCAAACGGTATCTCACAAGCTCTAAACATTGCTACGACATCGGTTAAAAATTTCATAAAATCATTTGCTGATACTGGAGCATTTCAGTCATTTAAAGCTGCTGTTCAAGACACTTGGAACGCCATTAAGACTATCGGTTCATCATTCGGCGAAGTACTTGGTAGCTCACAAATGCAGTCAATCATTTCAGGTATTGGATCAGCTCTTGGAACGCTTGTAAACTGGATATCTCAAGCCATTTCAGCAGTGTCTAAGTTTGTCAGCTCATTACCGCCGGAGGTTCTAAACGGTATCACCAGTGGGATTTTGGCAATGGTAGCAGGTTTTGCTACTGCCAAGGCTGGTATTTCAGTATTAGGTGTTGCAATGAAAGGGTTGGACTTCATCAATAGTTTAAATCCTTTCAAGAAGTTTGGAAAGGACGCTGCAGAAGGAACTGAACAAGCTGCCAAGAGTGCTAGTCGTTCTAAATCAACTATCACTCAATTATTCAGTGGGATGGCCAATGTCATTAAATCAACAGGGACTAGCATTTCAACAGCTACAAAAGGCATCGGAACAGGGCTATCAACTGCTTTTAAAGGCTTTGGCCAAGGACTTAAATCAGCTTTACAAGGTCTTAAAGGGTTGAACCCCGCAACCTTGCTTTCATTTGGCGCTGCCGTGGCTATTTCCGCAGTCGGAATCGGTACAGGTATTGCTATTATCGTAGCTTCATTCACTTTGCTAGCCACACAATCCCAAGGAGTTTCTCAAATCTTAAACGCTTTGGGTTCAGCATTTAGCACAGTCGTCCAAGGTATTGGCAAAGCTGCAGGAACTATCATTGAAGCATTCGGAACTGCTTTTGGAATTGTCGTCAAGGCAGTCGGTGAAGCTGCGCCCGGACTTGCACGATTATCTCCATTGGTTGAAGCTATCGGCACTGCTCTAGGCAATGCAGCACCATTTATTACAGCATTTGGTAATGCTTGGACTTCTATTTTAGGAACGTTTCCAGCTATTATCAGTGCATTTAGTGGATTAGCAACCGCTATCGGTACTGCAATCAGTGCAGTAGTTACCGCAATTACTCCAATTATTCAAATCATTGGAAATACAATAACAGCAGTAACTCAAATCATCGCTAACGCTATTATTGCAATCGCTCCGGTAATAGCAAACTGCATCATTCAAGTTACTCAAGTAATTGGTCAATTCGGACCACAGATTGCAATGACAATCAGTGCTATCACTCAAGCGATAGCAGCTTCAGCACCTATCATCATATCCTTGATTCAAGGTATTGTTACAGTCGTTCAGCTTATGGCTCCGGTCATTAGTCAAGTGATCTCTGCCATCATTGCGGTTGTTCAAACGTTAGCACCTATCATCAGTCAAATCATTTCAGCGATTGTTACAGCGATAACACAAATTGTGCCTATTATCACCTCAATTGGTAGTGTGATTAGTGCTGCATTGAGTGGTATCGCATCGGTTGTGTCAGCTGCAGGAATGGCAATTGCTACCGCAGCTATGGGTATCGGTACGGCTATTAGTACGGCTCTAAGTGGTGTGGCTAGTATTATAAGTGCTACTGGTGCTGTAATTGGTGCAGCCTTGCAAGGTATTGCTAGCGTGGTTCAATCAGTTGGAACATCAATCAGTACAGCTGCTCAAGGTATCGGAAACGGTATTAAGTCAGCGTTTGAAGGCATTTCAAGCGTGATTACTTCCGCAGGCAATGCAATCAGTAGTATATTGAATAGCCTTGCTAATGTATTCAACTCAATTGGTACAGCTGCTCAAAAAGCAGGGATTGGTTTCAATCAGTTAGCAAATGGTGTGGTTAAGATTACTAATACAAATCTCGGTGACATGGCTGCATCTCTTGCAGCAGTGGCTCATGGTATTGGTTCGATTGGGGATAACTCAGCAGGGCTTGCTCAAGCTGGTGCTGGTATGGCTCAACTTGGGAATGGTATGAGCAAAGTGTCAACATCAGCGGCTAGCGCTGTTTCAGGATTGAGTCTTTTCTCAAGCATGATTACAAGTATTCAATCAGCGTTTACTAGCTTACAGTCAATGCTAACTATCGCAGGAACAGCGTTCAGCACGTTCTCAATTCAAGCCATGCAATCACTAACTGGATTGTCTGCTATTGCAGTACCTATCACAATCTTCCAAACTCAGATTATGATGATAGTGCCAGCATTAATGCAAGCAACAGCAGGATTAACTATGTTCAGCGCAGTAGCTATGGCATTAGCAACTAGCTTGACCTCAATTGGTGCTGTCATGACTATGTTGACTACCAACATGACTATGTTAGCTACACAACTAACAATGATAACAACAAGCTTCACGATGATTGCTAATAGCTCAGCTATGCTAGGAACAAGCTTCGTTATGGTTGGTACATCGCTAACTATGTTGAATAGTCAATTTATGATGTTTGCTACAGGAATCATGCAAATGACATCACAGCTCATGATGTCAGGTGCAGCGGTAGCTATGTTTGGTGCTCAACTCATTGCAGCACAGACTGGTTTCAGTATGGTTTCCATGATGGCTACTATGGTATCTAGTCAGCTTGCTATGCTTACTAGCTCGGCTCAAATTGCAGGAGCTGGATTTGCAACAGTAAGTGCTCAAGTCATGATGCTTGCTAGTGTATTCGCTACCGTTGGAGCGTCAGCAATGACACTACAATCTGCAATGGTGTCATTAGGTATGGCAGTAAGAACTGGCATTATGTCAGCGGTTCAATCGGTAATGTCAGGTTCTATGCAAATGACTGCTGCTCTACGTTCTAGTGGAACTCAAATGATTGCTATTACACAAGCCTTTATGAATCAAATAGTTACGGTGGTGAGAAATGGCATGAATCAAATCGTTGCTGCGGTAAGGGCTGGCGGTGCTCAAATGGTTTCAGCAATGCAGTCAAGCGGACAGAAATTAGTGGTAATTACTCAAGCAGCGGTTAACCAAGCAGCCGCAGCAGCGAGATCAGGTTACGGTGCTTTCTACTCAGCAGGAGCTTACATGGGACAAGGTCTTGCAGCAGGTATGAATTCAGCTCTTGGATCGGTTACAGCAGCAGCTAACCAACTGGTAGCACAAGCTGAAAGAGCGGCACAAGCTAAAGCCAAAATCAACTCACCATCACACCTATTCCGTGACGAAGTCGGTTGGTGGATTGGTCTTGGTATTGCTCGAGGTATCGACGAATCAGCTCCAGAGGTTGCGAACAGTCTCGATTATATCCGTGAACAAGTCAACGGATTCAATGTTCGAGCTAACGCCATGCTAACGGGTGCCACTTCAAATATGGCTAGTCAGTTGAAGATGGAAGTACTCAGAGATAAAACCCCAGACGCTACGATTTCAGCACGTCAAGAAGCCTATGCTGCACATTCAGCCGGTTTGCTTAGTGATGTGATTGATGCTCTTGGAGAACTCAAAGACCAAGTAGCACAAGGTCAAAACATGGTATTAGATACCGGTGCTCTTGTCGGTGGCACAGTTAATAATTTCAACAGTGCTATCGATACGATTAAAACACTGAAAGGACGTCACAGATTATGATTACTAAAATCAAAGAATATATAGCGTTTGGCGATTTTAATAGTCGTGACGCTGGTTGGTACTTACAGAAACGTGAAGCACCAACGCCAGGCGAGAAAGAGATTGTCGAGTCTATCCCTTACATGCAAGGGGAGCTTGATTTCTCTAGTGTTCTTGGTGAGCGTGTCTTTGAGCCTAGAGAGATTACATACGAGTTTAAGTTACCGTTTAAAGAGTACGAAGACCGTAAGACAGCAGAGCGTATGATTAAGTCTCAAATGGTCACTAAAACAGAACAGAAACTGTTTGATACGCATGATAGACGTTATTACTGGATGGGCAAGGTTAAACACATCAAAGTAGCAGACGATCCTATTAAGAAGAATCTGGTAGCTACCATTGTTTTTAAGTGCTATCCATTCGCATTCCACGAAGATGAATACTTTGATGATGTTTGGGATACATTCGATTTTAATAACGATTTTTCAGTGTGGACAAAGTGGGAAGTTTCAGGAGAAAAAAGTATTTATTTTGTAAATTGTGGAGAAACATCTATTAGCCCAACGATTAAATGTAGTAGTAATTTCAATCTGATTGATGACAATGGAACAATTTATAACTTTAAAAAAGGTGAAAATACAGATTTCACCTTAATTTTAAAACCCGGAGTCAACTATTTTACTGCTCAAGGAGATGGCTATATATCTATGCATTTTTCTATTGAGGTAATGGCATGACAAATTTAAAAAGTGGAGGATTTGAAGTTTATCACTGGCCAAGTTTTAATGATAGACTATCAGATAAATTATCTAAAAAAACTATTCATAGACAGGTTATCCACGAACCGTATTCACGAACAGCGAATAAAGTTTTATCAGGTCAGATTACTCAAGCTTTGAATGCAATATATGAATTTACTTTTACAATTCCAATGACTAATCCGCTATATCAAAATATAGTACCTTTTCAATCAATTATTGAAGTAGTTAATCTTAGAGATGGTGAAGTTGAATTTAAAGGACGTGTGCTAGCTATGTCTAATAAGATGACAAGAAATGGCTTTGTTCAAGAAGTTATCTGTGAAGATTTTCTATCATTCTTTCATGATTCTAGTCAATATTTTCAAAAGCTAAGAAATGAAGGAACTAGACCATATTTAGAAGAAATTTTAAGAGTAGCAAATAGTCAGGTAGAGCCTTACAAACGGATAGCGTTAGGTAATGTAACTGTCGAAAGTAGGACTGATAGACCTTATCGGTATTTAGGGTATGAAACTACATGGGATACAATTCGGGAGCGTATAATTACAAGTATAGGAGGGTATTTAACGCTACGTGAAGAAAATGATGGCTTTTATTTAGATTGGACTGCAGATGTAGGAGAAACTAAAAAAAGCCCTATCCAATTGGGTAGGAATATCAAATCTGCTAGCCGTGATATTGACTTTGATGGTCTTGCTACTCAGATTATGCCAGTTGGCGCTGATCTTGATACACAAGGAAGTCAAGAAGAACAAGGTAATGATGTAACACGCGCTCAATTGGATATTTCAAGTGTTAATGGCGGTAATATATGGCTTCAAGATGATGAGTTAGTAAAACAATTCGGAATTATTCGTAAACCTGTCATTTGGACAGAAATTGATGACGCTAATATTTTATTGGCTCGTGGAAAACAATACTTGAGAGATCAAAAAGTTTCATTAGCTAAATGGACAGTCTCTGTAGTTGAAAGATATCTGATTGATGATCGTTATGGGAAATTCAAAATCGGTAATAAACATCCTATTTTAAATGCCCCAATATCCGATATAGAGACATTACAGATAATAGAGAAGAAAATAGATATATTGAAACCTCAAATATCTGAATTGACGATAGGGTCTCAGTATCAATCATTATATGCATATCAATTACAGTTGCATGAAGCAACAAAGTCTATCGCTAAATTGAAGGAAGATTCTTCAGTTGCGAATAAGCGAAAACGATTAGAGAGCTTAAAATATCAATTAGATAGCTTGAAAAAAGATACTGAAACACCACCAGTTAGACCGTCTGCACCAACTCCGCTATCAGATAAAGCAACCGATGCAGAACGTTCTGCATATGTACAATCTTTATATGTTTATGAAATTGCAAAAACGACATATGAAGAACATCTGGCTACTTATAATAAGAACCAAGAAGAAAAAGCAAAAACTATTTCAAATCTTGAGTCTGAAATTGCTAGATTGCAACAAGAACTAAAGGGAGGTAATTAAATATGCAACAAACAGAAGCAGAGGGACGTTTGAACCTCTACGATGATGTGACGCCGTTGGAAAAAACCAAAAACATTAATGTTTTGACAGCGGCTATCAGAAAAAAAACAAGAGGGGCAGATGTCCGTGAAGCCATCGCTACGGCTATTGAAACGACTTACGCAGATAGTACCGCTAACGGAAATACCAACATGGAAGTCGCTAAGGCAAGAGGAACATATAATACTCTAGGAGATAGACTTGAAAATTTTAATACTGAAATCATGAATATTGTAAGTGGTTCACCAAAAGGAATATATGCTAATCTATCAGCGCTACAATCGGCTAAGCCGAACGGAGATTCCGGAATCTATCTCACAACAGACAACGGCCATTGGTACTATTATGCTAGCGGTTGGAAAGATGGTGGCATGTATCAGGCGGCGGGGATTGCTGATGCAAGCGTGAAGTTTTCTTCAATCGATAAAAAAGATTTTAACGTTCAGTTTGACCCGAAATTGAAAGTCGTATATAAGCCAAATTTAAATTCTTGGATGAATGCAAATAATCCCACCGAGTAACGCCACAAAAATTTATATGATTCCATTTAGAGGCGCAGGCAAAGTGACCGTTAGTTTTTATGGAAGCCTGTTTTCTGGCGTAAAATCGCAAATAAAGTTAGTCAAAAAGGCTACTAATTCAAGTAATTATTGTGTGTCTCTCAATGAAAAAACCATAACTGAAACGACAGAAGGCGGATATACAACAATTACGTTCAATCATCCAGTTCCTAAAGGCGAATATTTTATCGCTTTTTGTGGAATTAATTTCAGATGGAATTTTGGATATAGTTATTGGTTAGAAAGCTCTTCAGGTTACAATCAGTCGATTTTTTTACAAAGAAAGACAGAAAATAGATGCATAGATGCTGTTATTTCTTGTGATTTTTCTGTTGATTCTAGCGGTGAGAAATTATTAGACGAAAATATGCACTTTGATTTAGGTATATTTTCGTTTCACACTGAACCTATTTTATATATTCCTAATTACGAATTGCCTATCGGAACAAAATCTATAATTCTTGGGACTAAAAACAATACACCTGTTTTCATTTTTAGAAAAAATGAAAATAATACGTTTGAAAAAATAAAACAAATATACACAGAAGAAATAGGTGAAGGAGCACGTTATAGAAAATACTTTTTAGACATTGTTGCTGAAAAAGATATGTATGTCGGAGTTTTTGGAAATGTTTATTATGATACTTCTGGTGATGTTTCTGCAATGAAAGGACATTTCCAAAAAGCTATTTCGGTTTCGGATTCTGAAAATATAGGGTCAATGGAATATATTAAAACTACCAATATTCATATGGTTCCTATTTTATATTATGATGAAAATTTAATTAATGTTGCACAAAAAAATGCGAATTCATTTGAGGAAATAAATGGATCGCTAATTGATATCACCAATAAAATAAATAAAATAAATAAAAAAACAATAACATTAACAAACATAATCAGAAAAATGAAAAGAGGGAATGCAGTCACTATTTCGCTTTACGGAGACTCAACGTACTATGGTCATAAGTCAGGCGCTGTCCCTTTAGGCACTAGAACAAGCGAGCCTGTTTCTGAAAGTTTGCAAAAATATCTACGTGCTTATTTTTTGAACGAAAATATAACAGTAAACAACTATGCAACTAACGGAAGACAAGCACAACAAGATTCAGATGATTGGGACACAAAATGGCTAATGACAAAGCGGACGTTATTTTTATAAATTTCGGGATAAACGATTCAAATTCCGGTAAAACAGCAGAAACTTTTTACAGTCAAATGGAAACTTTAGTACAAGGTGCGCTGAAAACGAACAAAGCAGTCATCTTAGAAACTGCTAATCAAGTCTTAACTTTTGACAAAGGAAGTCAAGGGATGGGAGACTATACGAAAGCTTTTAACATTAAAGAATTTGTTGATGTAACAAGACAGTTAGTTAAGAGTTATAATATTTATTTGCTTGATGGATATAAACGTTCATTAAGCTACATTAACGAATTTTTTAATCCCACAATAGCTTTGCCGGACGGCATGCATCCGTCAGACGATATGTATAAGTATAAAGCTGTTCAAATGATGTCTATGTTTACTAATACGAGTTTTTCAAAATTAAAATCAGGACAGACATTATCTATTTTAGAAGCTAATTTTAATACAACAACACCAAATTCAGTAGCGGATAGCAGTTCTAAATTCGGTTTTAAATATACGGTTAAAGACATCTCGGTATCATTTGGACTAGAAAAACAATCAGATATTAAAATTTATATCAAAAGCACAGCATCAATGAAAGTTTATGTTAATGGTTTAGATACTCAATATATTAGCTCTGATGGATATATCGTAATAAAAAATATTCACTCTAACGATGTATTCATTCAGATCACTTCAGACGAAGCGACAGATGTTTATGGTTTAGAAGTGGTTTAAACACGATCATTGAGTGTGCTTTTTTTAGAAAAGATTATTTTGAGCGCTAGCTTACTATTGCAATATACAGCTTATGCGGCTGTCGGCGCCCAAGTGCAAAATTTTCTTGATTTATCCATACAGGATTGCAAGATGACAATACTGCTGAATAAGCTTAGAAAGTGAAATTTATGTTGAATCCTGAAATTATTAGAATGATTCTTAGTATATCTTTATCATTGTTAACGCTATTTACATTTTTCCAAAGTCGTATGACTTTAACAGAAAAACGTTTAACGATTCTTGAAGAGAATAATAAACAACAAGATAAACGACTGGAAGAAAACAAATCTATATTGGATAATCACGATCAACAAATGAAAGTTCTTATCCAAATGACCGAACAAATCAAAAATTTGTCGGAAAAAATTGAAAAAATCGATAAAAAATTGGAGGAAGTCAAATGATTAATTTAAAATTACGATTACAAAACAAAGCTACATTAGTAGCTCTCATTTCAGCAGTGTTCTTGATGCTGCAACAATTCGGGCTTCACATTCCGACCAACATTCAAGAGGGAGTAAATACCTTTGTGGGAATTTTGGTTATTCTCGGAATCGTTACCGACCCAACAACTAAAGGAATCGGTGACAGTGAACGAGCATTGAACTATGACGAACCACTAGACGACAAGAAAGGAAAATAATATGAGCGTACAACAAGCTATTGTAAATTGGTTTGTTAACCATCGAGGTAAATTGACCTATTCAATGTATGGTTCACGTAACGGTTCAGATGGCACCGCTGACTGTTCTGGTTCGATTTCACAAGCCTTAAAAGAAGCTGGTATTGGTATTCAAGGTTTGCCATCAACAGTAACCCTTGGTCAACAACTAGCAAACAACGGATTCTATCGTGTAAGTATTAACCAAGATTGGGACGCGTTAACTGGTGATATAGTAATGATGTCATGGGGTGCTGACATGTCGCAATCAGGTGGTGCAGGTGGACACGTTGGGGTCATGATGGATAGCGTAAACTTCATTAGTTGCGATTACTCAACCCAAGGAGCAGTAGGACAAGCTATCAATACATACCCTTGGAATGACTACTATGCAGCTAATAAGCCTGCGTATATTGAAGTGTGGCGTTATTTCGATAATGCACCGCAGACTAACAACCTAGCAAATACGTCATTAAAACCACAAGAGAAGGCATACTATGAAGCTAATGAAGTACAATTTGTTAATGGTATTTATCAGATTAAATGTGATTATTTAAGTCCTATCGGGTTCAATTACTACGATAATGGGGTCCCAGTTGATATGGTTAATTGGGTTGATAAAGACGGAAATGATATTCCTGACGGTGACTCTAAAGATTTTAAAGCAGGCATGTTCTTTAGTTTTGCAGGTGATGAAGTAAACATCACAGACACAGGTGAAGGTGGTTATTATGGAGGTTATTATTGGAGAAAATTTGAATTTGGACAATTCGGCACAGTTTGGTTATCTTGTTGGGATAAAGATGATTTAGTAAATTATTACCAATAGACCACGCAACTATAAATTGAAAAGGAGTATATCACCTCCCCTCACACTGCAATAGGGATACCATGGCAGTAGTGGTCGAAGCCTCAGCATTATGCTGGGGCTTTTTTTTGCCTCAATATTGACGAAAACATAAAAATATTTTACAATGGAGATACTTAAGGAATAGCTTTCGGAAAAACCTACGGGTCCCGATTGCGGAAGACATCTCAAACATGAGGAGGTGTCTTTTTTTTGGTTTGCTCAAAAAACGCAACAATGGTATAATAATTTTTGCAACGACAAACCCCCTGCAACCACATGGACAGATACGCTCTGACGCAGGGCTTTTTTTATTTGCTTTATTTTTATAAAAATGCTACTATATTAATGGATACAGTTAAAAGCTGAGTCTTCGATAAACTCTCTCTCGCCCTGACTAATTCAAGTCAGGGTTTTCTTTTTTTTTTGCAAAAAAAACTAAATTTCTTTATTAAAAGTGTTGACAGACTATCATATATGATATATACTATACTTGTAAGATAAATAGAGAGGTAAATCAAAATGAAAAAAGAAGTTATGACAAACGCATGGAAAATCGCTAAAGAAGCAGTTAAGAAATTCGGCGGCAAAGCTATCGAATACATCGCAGAAGCATTGAAAATGGCTTGGGCTGCCGCAAAAGGCGGAAACGCTAGCCTAGCTAAATTTCAAGCAGTAGAATCTAAAATGCGTAAAGCTGGTAAATACTCAATGATTCAAGTTTTAAATTTCGCTAAGGAAGTGAAATTTAACGAAGTTATGCACAAAGTTGGTGCTTACTACGGTATCGAAGTAGTAGCTGACGGAGACAGCATTGGTACTTACTACATCGCTGAAAAAGTTTGGGATGCAGCTTAATAGAAAATAAAGGAGAAATAAAAAAATGGAAATCAACAACGATATCAAAGAGTTAATTTTGGAATACGTGAAAAGATACTTCAAGTTCGAGAACGACTTCTACAAATTGCCTGACATCAAATTCACTGATGCCAACTGGCAGAAGTTCAAAAATGGCGAAACAGCCATTGAGAAGATGGGGGCAGCACGAGTAAACGCAATGCTCGACTGCCTATTCGAAGATTTTGAGCTTGCCATGATTGGCAAGGCTCAAACTAATTATTATATTGATAACTCGCTTAAATTAAACATGCCATTTTATGCTTACTATGATATGTTTAAGAAACAACAGCTCGTCAAATGGCTTGAAACTAGTCGTGAAGACATCATCGGAGGGGCTGGCAGAATGTACACTTCAGACGGTAGTTACATTGCTAACGCTTATTTAGAAGTAGCGTTAGAATCAAGCTCGCTTGGTGATAGTGAATACATGTTGCAAATGCGTTTTAAAAATTATTCAAAAAGTCAAGAACCTATTCCGTCTGGTCGTCAAAATAGACTGGAATGGATTGAAAACAATCTTAAAAACATTCGATAAAAAATAAAAAAACGAGGTGAAAACAATGGATGCATATAAAGAACAATTTCAAGAATTACAAGAATACGCTTTTAACGTTTTAAGAGAATATCCTCTAGACAAGACAGCAGTTAATGTGCTTTCTGCACTCGTTAACTCAAAAAAGAAAGATCGCATCGAGTTTTTTAAACTAAACAAAGGCGAAGATGCCATGAAAGTTTATTATAATCTAGCAGATAGCGGAACGATTGAAAAATATTTAGAAACATCTGCATTTTTAGATTACATCAATGAATAATCCGATATAGAAAGCTTTAACTGATATGAAGAAATTTTGGCGTAGTGGAATGATTGACAAGAAGGTTATCGAAAAACGACAACAAGAAGAGTATATTAATAAGTTACATAGGACTATTCTTGAGTTGAGTATAAAACCACCTGAACCAGAACCTTGGTACAGACATCCAGAAATGAGAGCATTGTTGGATAGAATTGATGATTAGAGAAGCAATTGAAAGTAACTTGGAAAATATTCGATAATGAAGATAGGAAGTAAATGAAATGAAAATCAATACGACAAGAGTTAAAATGGTCTTGAAGAATGAGGCTATACCTGCTGATTATTTAGAGAGCGAGATTGGCATTAGTCGTTCCGTTGTTGAAAAAGTGAGAGAAGATGAGAGCGAATTTAAAAATTTAACTCTTGATTTTGTTGCGAAAATTCAAAAGTGGATTGATGATGGAAACTACACTTTCAGCTATGATTACAGCGACTTGATAGAAGAGTTGGAAGAAGATATTGCAGAAGGTCTAACGGATGAGTATATCTATGTTGTCAGAGGACAATACAACGAAATTTTAGAGAAATGCCCAATAATTGACTACTACTACACTTCTGAAGAGATTGAAGAAGGAGATCTCGCAGAGAAGACCCTAACAGCTTCTGCCTTGTCTGAAATGAAACAGGACAACGAAATCTTTTAACCGTTCAAATTAGCGGTTTTTCATGTTGCTTGGTGGTATATGCTACCAAGTTTTTTTATATTAAAAAAGGGGCAAATAAGGGGCAATAAGTATAAACTTTAGTAACTTTATGTAAGTTTTACCGACGATATCTTACACGCATATATCCTTATTTAATAGGTTTTCTTCCTATTATATACGCATTGAAAACTGTACTAACAGAATACCGTGGTTTGAAATCATTCTACAACTTGAAAAAATAAAACGTTGATTTAACAACGTTTCTGAGGGCTCTAGTTTGAAACTAGGGTTCTTTTTTTCTAATAAAGGGGCAAAGAAGGGGCAAAATTATTTATTATGACATTATCTAAAACATTGACGGCTTGGTCTTTCATGTTTCTTGTGACGTGGGTATAGATGCTGGTAGTTACTTCCGAATCGGCATGACCAACCCTATCCATGATAGTTTTTAGTGAGACGTTATTTTCAGCCAGTATGCTAATTGTGGTATGTCTGAAAATATGAGGAGATAGATGCTTATCGATAGGTTTTTCCAATCTAGCATTAGCACGTTGGAGTGACGCACTTAAGATTGTGCTGTGGATAGGTTTGCCAGTGTTAGTCGTGAAAATCTTATCGCTATGATACCATTTTGGATTGGTTGTTTCACTTAAAATTTTCAACTCTAGTATCTGGTCAACGATTTCTATTTCTCGGTTAGTGAGATAGGTAGTCCGATAGCTAGCCACGGTTTTAGTCCCTTCGTTTTCTGGGATGTATCTGTTGAAAGAGGTGTGTATATCCAAAGAACGTGTTTCCTTGTGATAATCTGAAACAGTCAAACCAGCCAATTCACCAATACGACAACCATTTAAAAGCATAAACTCGCACGCTAGAGCATATCTCAGTGTTATATCTCTTCGATAGAGCTCTTTCAGTAATCGACTGTATTCATCTGGTTCTAAGTATTTATTCTTAGCGGCTTTCTTTTTCTCAAGTTTATTGGTCTTCTTTGGTAATCGTGCCTTCCTCGATGGGTTATCGCTAATGAGCTGTTGATCCATAGCATAATCGAAGAATGTATTTAAAACGGTCTTGGCACGATATTTCTGTGAATCTGTCCAGTCTTCGTTGCCTAGCAATGATTGGATAAGTCTGACATTGATATTTGATAGGATAGTCCCTTGTTCGATAGCGTCAGATATTCGCTTAACCGACGCTGAAAGGCTCTTGATTGAGCTTAATTTAATCTGCTTTTGATGAAATTCCCACCACTCATTGAAAACGCTATGGAATGATACATTAGTAGTGCTTGATGATTCTATTTTCTGGGCTATCTTATCATCAAGCAAGCGTTGAGCTTCTTTCTTTGCTCTATTTGAACCACTGTTAAGCGTAACAGACACCCGTTTCCATTTTTCGGTGTAGGTGTCTTTGTATCGCTCAAAATATTTATATTTTCCGTTTGGTAACTCTTCTACCCACATTGTCATATCTCCTTAATTTTGGTAAAATGGGTACAAAAAAGAAAACATAACCTTGTTGGTTTGTTTAACTGTGATTGTGTTTTCTATTTTCTGTGATGCTAAGCTCTATAATCAATCTTTGGCGAGGGAGATTATAGGGCTTTTTTTAGTAATTTCAAATATTCATGTTTTACGAATGTCTCATCACAAATCGTGGTGAGATTATATTTTTTCATAAAGTGTAAGTAATTAAAATTATCCAGATTTTCATTTTCGAGCAATCCACGAATCATATTCCTATTGGCTTGAGCTTCATATTTCTCACGCAGACGATCATAGTGTTTAGGGTCGTGCTCTAAGTGCCCTAATTCGTGCAGTAGCACTTTTAAACGTTTTTCAGTGGGTAAATCCTTATTGATATAAACCACCCTATTTATCGGGTCGATAAAGCCGTTTCGCGACCACTCGTGAGAACTAAACTCACAGATAGAGACATTGAACTGCTCAAGCAATTCTTTCTCCATAACTATTATTTCTCCTTGCTATTCATATAACCTGCAATAATGCCACGGATAGCACGTTTATCCTCATCAGTCAATGGTTTTCCGTCGAACATCATGGCATTTTCTATTATTTCATCGATGTCGGTTGAAGATGTATCTTTCGGGCTAGGTTTCACATTCAAGAATTGTTCTGTTGTTAAACCTAAAGCTCGAGCGAAATCATCTGCTTTGTTCAGTGGGAATACCCGACTACCTGAAAGATATCTTGATAAAGTCGATTTTGAAACACCAGCTTTATTTGCCAATTCTGACATTGACATGGAACTATTATCTAAATAGCTTTTTATTAGTGAAATAATTTATTCGTTGTTTCTCATACTCTTTTTTTCCTTTATTTAATAGTAAAAACATTATACACCTGTTCCCAAAAACAAACAAGTTGTTCCCTTAAAAAACTTTTTTTATGTTTTTTTGATTTTTATGTTGACAAACGGGAACGTATTAGATATACTATAATTGTTCTAAGGAACAAACAATAAAAACTAAATAAACGGAGGTAATCTATGAAAGTTGATTTGCTTCGTGTGAGAGCTGAACGAGTGGCTAAAGGTTATACTCAAGCGAAAATGGCTGAACTAATGGGTTTAGCTCGTGATCAGTATAATAAGAGAGAAAACGGAAAAATCTCATTTACCGCTGACGAACTTATCACACTTGCCAATTTACTTGGGTACAGTAAAGACGAAATTGGTATTTTTTTTAAACAAATCGTTCCCGAAACGCAACAATAAACTATGAAAGGAAATGATATGAATGAACTAGCCTTATCTAACAACCTTTCTCAGATTGAATTAGAAATAAACCACCACAAGCAAATTGCTGGGCAATCAATTTGGGAGATTGGGAGGAGATTAATCCACGTAAAAGAAAATGACCTAGCACACGGTCAATTTGGCGAATGGCTTAATAAAGTTGATATAAGTCACCGTGAAGCAAATAGGATGATGAAAATTGTTAAAGAACTACCAAATTCGACAACGTTGTCGAATTTAGGAAACACGGCCCTCTACCTAATCGCAACACTTCCAGAGGAAGAAAAGCAAGAGCAGATTGAAAAAATCGAGCAAGGTGGATCACCAACGGTCAGAGAATTGCAAGAGTTGAAACGCAAACTAAAACTCAAAGACCAAGCACTTGAAGCGGTCAAGGGAGAGTTGGAACGTGTCAAACAAACTAAGACCAAGGAAAAGGTAATCGAAAAGGAAGTCATTCCACATGATTACAAAGCAACGCAAGACCTCAACAAGCAATTGCTTGGAAAGAATAAAGATCTATCCGACGAGCTTGATTCAGTCAAAAGAAGTTTACGACTTAAAGAAGCATCTTATGAAATGCTCGAAAAAGAAACCTCGGAAGCGTTAGCTTTGAAAGAGTCTATCGAGCATTTACGAGCTGATAAAGAAAAGTTAGAAAACAGCGTTACTAACTTATTTAACCTAAGCAAACTCGTAACTAAGTTTGAAGACTTCTTTGACGAAGAAATGGCACCGCTAAGATTTAAAACCCTTATTCAAGGCATTGGAAAAGACGCTCAGATTGAAAAGCTAAGAGACATCTTGACGCTAACTGAAAATTGGTTAGAAGAAATGAACAAGATTATTCCAGAAAATGGAAGAACAATCATAGAAGGAGAAATCATCAATGAGTAAGAATAAAAATAAGAAAAAAGAAAATCTGCTAGCTGAAACAGTTGAAATGCAGAAAAAACAAGCTATGAACCTTGTGGCGCAAAGTAATGTCAATCAGCAACTTTTAGAAGAAGTTATTGGCATCAAGGAAGAAATGGACAGAAATGTTAAAAAGACAAATCAAAAACTAACCGACATTGAGTTGCTTGTTGAGGAAGTCAATAAGAAGGTCCATATTGACGACGGTGAAGCTTCTAAAATCAAGAGTATTGTTTTCAAAAAAGCTGGCGTGTTCGCAGATATGTACTTCGATAATCAGAAATCACATCCTAGCGATAATCTATTCGCTTCAAAGAAAGGTCAGTTTATTCGCTTGATGTACTCGCATTTGAAGAAAGAATTTAACGTGACAAAGTACACTAACATCAAACACGTTGAAGCTGAGAAGGCAATTAAATTCTTGGAAAGTCTATCTTATGACGATTTCACACCGTTTGAAATTCGTGAGACACCAAAACAAAAAGAGATTATAGCTCTTGAAAAAAAGAGTGACTGAAAGCATTATAATGTTGATGTTTCAATAAAAGATAAAAAACTTTAAAAAAATAGAATAAAATTGTTGACAAACTAAAAAATATGGTTTAAAATAGAACCATAAAGTTAAGAAAGGAGAGTTTGATGGAATTTAACTATTCTAAATTAAAGGGACGTATTAAAGAAAAATACGGAACTCAAGAGAATTTTGCGAAAGCTATCGGAAAAACTCAAACCACAACATCTTTTAAAATTAACGGAAAAAGATTGTGGAATCAAGATGAAATCATTAAGGCTATTGAGCTATTAGATCTTTCAAAAGATGATATTGTAGAATACTTCTTTAACTATTAATAGAAAGGTATTTAAAATGAAAAACTTATTTAAATGGATTTTAGCTAAAGATGAGAAAGAACAAAAACCAGTATGGACACCATACGAAGAAAACGAAAAGAAATATGAAGAAATTCATAAACAACTATCAATGAAATAAAATAGCTAAACCGTTCTTCAATCCGTAGCCACACCTCGATGTGCTGAGTGCAACTTAATACCCCAAAAATAAATATAAATAAAAACCAAAACTACCTTCTTAGAAAATTGAATATTAACGAGTACATCGGGGGCTGGGTGCGGATTGAAGCACTAAAAAAACACGGGTAAAAGCCCGTGTCATATAAAAATCTAATGATGTTATAGTATCACATTTAAACAAAAAAGCAACTGGAGAGGGTGAGTCTAAAATGTCTGATAATCAAAAATACTATTATATGAGGCTCAAACAAGACTTCTTTGAGACGGAAGAAATGATAATAC